AGCTCCGCTACTTCGCCTTTCAGTTTCTCCATCCGACTTTCGGCGGTTTGGCCGTCCCATTTCCCTTTCGCCGCGTGGACGCCCAACTTATACACCATCGCCTCGACGAAGCGACGAATGTCGTGACGGTATTGCTCGACTTCGGGCGGCAGCGCAATTTCGAGCGGCGGGGTCCGGTCCGGCGCAGCTGTCGTTTCGGCGTCCCGTTCCAGCTTTTCCATCGGCGCGGTTCGTGCTGGTGCGCACTTGGCGTGGAAACGCTGCCCTGTTTTGTGATCAATCCAGTGCATTTCATGGTCGTGTTGGTATAACGGTTCGCGGCATTGTGGGCAAACGCGATTGTCTACCACCATTTCACGTCCCCCGATGTTGGACCCCGCCCGACGATCAGGTCAAACCCGTGCGGGTATTGGCGGACCCCCACTATCTCTGCAAGCAGGCCCGCCCACGCCACTTCGCTGAGGTAGTTGACGAAATTGACGAACACGAAGTCCGGAGCGTTGGCCTCCAGCGCGTCGATGAACTGCTGCCGCGAGAACGTGGCAATGCGACGCTCGCGCTGCGTAACGGTGGTCAGTTCGGGCTTGACCCCGATGTTGGCCCAGCTGATTTCTCGTTGGTCGGGATACCAATCTCCGGAGGAATGGCCGTCGACGTTACCCACGCGGATCGGATATGATCGTATCGCCATGTAAGTCTTGCTGACATAGCGCGGTGCGATACTTGCGTCAGCAATTGCTTGCGCAACTGTGCACTCACGCGAAGTACACTTGGGGTAGAACTGCTGGTTGATACCGAGCGAGAATCCTTGGCTGACTTCGACAAAATACCTGCTATCCCATGGTTGGAACGAAAAGTCCTCGACGTGGACGTTGGACGGCATAAACGGCGGATAGATCGCGTTAGCGGCGACCGCCATCGGGTCCCGCGCCACTTTTCGCGCCAACGCCATTCCGGTGCCGCTACGCGTCCCGGCTACCGCAGCGATGGTGCCTGCTGGGTCGGCCTCGGAATACTTATCGTGGGGCGATATCACAGCGGCGTTGGGATGTACCCAGATTTCGATGCCGGGGTATCGCAGCGCTTCGGCGACCAAGATTTCGGGGTCAATTATCGCACCCGCCGAAAGGAAGACGGGGATGGTGAGGCCCAACAAGTGGGACGCGACGGCGAAAGTAGGCAGCTGTTTGAGCACGTGCTTTTCGCTGCCGTGGTAGAACGTGTGGCCGCTGTTCGGGCCAGCGTTGCTGATAACCCCCGCCCATTCGGAGTAGTCCTGCTTGAGGTTCTCGGCGGCGAGCCACGCCGCCAACACCCCCTTGCCAGTCGAGCCGAACTGGCCGTCTACGAGAACGTGCGCGCCGTTGCGTGTAAACAGGTTACGCCGCATCGGTCTTCTCCGCATTGTCCTCAACCGTTACGTCGAGTTCGTTCAGGGTTTCACCCACCGACTTGTCGTAGTCGGGCAGCTGGAGCATGCCCGCCAAAGCCTCGTAGCCAATGGCGTCGATGAAATTGTCGCGGTTGAGGCGATCGCCGTACATCGCGCGGGCGTGCTTGAGCAACACCATCATGTGCGCCACGTCTTCGGGCTTGATGGTGTCGACACCCCGAACCTTGCGCGCGTGGCGGAGATACACCGTCCACATGTCCGCGATCATGGTGAAGCTTTGTTCAGCGCTGCCGTGAACGCCGGGGCGATCCTTGAGGATCGTGCGGCCCGCCTCCGAAAGGAGGTCTGCCGCTACTTTGCGATTGTCGGACATTGGTAGTGTTGCTCCATGTAATTAAGAAACATCTTGTGAAATGGCCCGTACAATTGCTGCCGGATATTCTTTAGTGACTCTTGGCTTTCTTTCGTGCCAAGTCTGCGCACGTAAAAAACAGCATCACCAACGACGATTGGCGCACCGCCTTGCTGCAATTCTTTTGATTCTCTTACTTCTGACAGTTTCATTTTGTTCCTGCAATAAAAAAGGCTCCGAAGAGCCTAGTTTATACTTAACTGACCATTAAGACCAGTTGCGGAAAACTGCGATTGTGTAACCAAGCGCCGCCGACTTTTCAGCCGCTGCACTGAAGCTGTCAGCACTGATCGCATTCTGACCGTCTTCCATATCCCACTCGGTTAAGACAACCTGCGGAAGATGAACGACAGTTTTATGACCGCCACCATGGTCAAACTCAACACCGAAGGCTACGCGAGTGCCTGCATAGTACAGATTGCGCACAGCCATCGAGTTAGCAATAGTAGAGCGTGAAGCGCCGTCCATTGTAACTTCAAATTGACCGCGTGACATGCGAGGCGTGCAACCTGCCGCCTGGTCTGTTTGGTAGTTGTTGTTGACGGTGATGTTTGCTGACTTCAACACGCACAAGGCGGTCAAGTCGTTGAAATACCAGTTTGCTACGTTTTGCACTGCTGACAATGGATCATCAGTTAGTTGCGCTCCGTCAGTTTGACCACTGATTGCTGTCGCTGCTGCTGAGTCTTTCTCAAACATCATGCTAACTGTTGAAGTGATAACGCCTGTCTCACCGACTTCAAGCGTTTGTTGGTTGATTAAGCCATCATAAGGCGTGTCGTAGTTAATATCGCCCACAGCAGCATCATCAATAACGCGGTTTTGGCCTGCGTAGTAAGTAGGCGTGTTTGCGTTGTAAGTCTTGCGTGTTGCAATAGTAATCGACGGCCCTGCAACTGCTGTAGCTGCTGGCACCGGATAAGTGCTAATGGAGCCGTTACTTGCTTTAGCACTGATGCGATAGGTCCGGTTATTTAGAGCGTTAGCAAAGCCTGTCACGAAAATAAAGTCACCGACTGACAAGTTAGTGAAGCCGTTTGCAGAGTCTGTCAAACCTGAAGCTGTTGCAGCAATTCCTGTTCCTGTGACTGTAACCGCCGACTCTGTGCCGTGAATAGTTGACAGTAATAGGCTGATGGTTTGCTTGGTCGCTTCAGTGGCAATCTCTGCCATTAGCTCTTTTGTGTCTTGGATTTGCTTTGCAGCGTTGAAGTCTAGCGACACCTCCGCGCTTTGCGTGTAGCTGATCGACTTCTTGAATCGACCGCTAACACGTCGCACCGGAATGAATTCTGGACTTGAGTTAATTGCGCCCTTAGCGGTTTGCTCGCTTAGGTAGAATTTCCAATCACCGCCAACAATTTGACGGTCAGCTACAGTTGTTGGCATGTTTAGAACCCCTCACAATAAAAATTAATAGTTACTTGATAACCCAGCCAAGGATCATCTTCAATTTTAGCAGTATTGGCCTCGAATGTCTTTACATTGCCAAACTCGGTATTTTCTAGCAATGCAATGAATGACTCGCACAGCGACAGGTTATTGTTAACGCCTGAGCCTTTTGGTGTGAATACGTCAACCACTAAAAGGCCGTTGCGCCTAACCCAAGCTGAACCGCCGCCAACAGCAACGTTATTCGATGCGGTATTGATAACATTAATCCGCGCCCAAGGTGCATTGGCTGGTTGTTGCCATCCAACTTGATTCGGATAGTAAATTGAAACACCTGAAGGCGGTGAGCCTGCAATCTGTGCAGTAATGCTTTTTACCGCCTCACTAAATCTTTTATCCGCCATAGCTTACCGCCTGTGCAATTGCTGTTTCTACGAACATTTCCCCTGCCTGAGCTGAAGTGCCAGTGTTGAGTGGAACAATATATGGCAAGTTATTAACTATCCATAAAACAGGCAAAGAATCTGAAGGATAGCTTTCCGTTACTGTGCGAGCTAAATCAATGGAGTAACTGCCGGATGCGTTGAAAGTTGATGTATTTTCATTGATGCGCGTTTCTGGCTCGTTGATGCTCATCAGCCAGTTCGCCTTTGCTTGGCCATCCTTGAATGGAGTAGCTGCAACAATGGCTTGATCTGCCAACATGCCGAGCTTGCGAATTTCTTCAGATGCAAACTCTGTTAGCTCGACTCTTATTGAAAAGCCTTCGGCGTATGCAGTCATTAGCGCACCCTTAATACAAGTCTAACTGCAGCATCAGCAGCATCTAGCTTAATCGCAATGATTGACACAGCTACGCCGCCCAATGTGCAGTAATCTCCCACAGTTGGCGCAAATGTATCAACGCGAGTATAAACCGCGCCTGTGTCGCTCTGCTGTGCATCAGTGCCTTGCCAGTCAATCATATCAACTGCGAATTTTATTGCTTGGTATGTGCGATTCGTTGCGCCTGTGACCGACTCAGTGACCGGATTATAAGTGCCGCCGCTTGCAATAACTAAAACCTGCCGAAAGTCGGCAAACTCAGAGTCGATAAGCTCGCTTGCTAGGTCTTGAAACTCGGCTTTAGTTGTCGCCATGGACTCGCTCCAATACGCAGCACTCGTCAGCAAGCCAAGCCTTTTTTGCTTTAAACACCTTAAATTGCACAATCCAAACAGGCAAAAGCAGCCAGCCCCACCATTTAAACTTTACTTTTAGTACAATTTCTTTAGTTGCCATGTCACCCCCTTTGCAACCCTGAATTGCCTTTCACGAACGGCATAAGCAAACGGTCAAGCTCAGGCACTCGCGCTTTATATGTTACCTGCGAGCCGGATTCGTAGCTAACTGATTTCGAGCCAACGCCGTCAAGTGATTTGGATTCTGCCGCAATTAATCCGCCAGCAAGAACATCTGCATTAAGTGACAATCTGCCAGCCTGCTGTAACTCAACAGCCTTTAAAGCTGCTTTGCTAATGTCAGCAATCGCAACAACATCAGTTGGCAAGCTCATTGCCTGCGCTGCGTCTAGCTCTTGTCCTTTGAAAGTGTAGTAGGTGTCAATGAAGTCAGCAGATAGGATTAAATCCTGGTCAAGCGTTGCGTTTGATACAACAATCCCACGCTCTGCTGCGTAGGCTTCGTATAAAGCCGCTGTGGTGTATGAATTCGTGCCGAGTGTAGCCATTATTTACCCCCAAAGGTAAACAAAGCTGCTATAGCTGCCGGACTCAGTAGTGTTGAAACCAGCAGCCAGCTAATCTTGCCGCCGAAGTTTCTGATGCTGTCAATCATTGGCTGATTAGCTGCGGCTTGCTCTCGTAAAGCTCTGACGTCTTTTGTCAGTTCAGTTGATTGAGCGGCAACATGATCATGTTTAACCATGTATCTTTCCAGCGTTGCCACTAATTCTTGAATAGCTTTGGTCGAAGACTTTTGACCGTCAATCATCTCTCGCGTCGAGGTTTGAATTGCAATTATCTCGCGCTCGTGTTGGTCTACTTTCTGCCGCAGGTTTATCAGTTCGTCGCTCATGTTTCATGGCCTTACATAAATTTAGAATCACTATTAAAGCGATTATAGTTTGAACTGTTACCAGTACGCAAACGACTATTAATATGTGTTCGTTCAACGGCTGCACTCCCTAGCACCGCAAACAGCACGTCTAAAGGTATCGAGAACTCTTGACGTATAGCGTGCGCTTTATAAATCATTGATAAATTTGCTAATTGGTCTAACAGCATAGCGCCGTTTAACAACAAGCTAGTTCCAATGATAGCGCCATAAGCGAAATAAATCCTTGTGAAATTGTGATGGAAAGTTGATAAATATATGATAGAGACAAGCATCAAGCTATCTATACTGCATTGGATGGCATAAGTGCCGTATGTTGTTTCTGCGTCAGCTTGTACAAGGCTAGTGATATTGTACGGAGTTGCGATCAGGAATGTTAAGTAATAGGCGATAATTAGAAAGCAGAGGTTTAACCCTCTGCCACTAAAAAGCCATATTGCCGCAATGACAATTAAAGCTGCTTCGTTACTCATTTTTTAGCTGGCTTCTTGCCATTTGAGTTAACTGGCTTATCTTTCACTGGCGTACCTTGCTTTGGCATTGCTTACCCCTTAATAAGTTAAGTTATCGCCGTGACTAATCCGTTAGAAGCTCCGGCGATTTAGTATAGCATTTACTTGCTAGGTGTGCGCAATACTCAAGAAACACTTACATCCATAGCTTTGCGCTTACTTTTAGGAATTTCACTTACAAAAACAAAACCAGCACAAGGCTGGTCTGTTTGCTGCGGCTTCGGCATCGAGCAGCTACGACGGAAAGGTAGAAACCGCGCATGTGGGCGGAAAGAACCTGCCTTCAACAATTTCAACAGAGAAGCTAAGGCGATTGGAGGAAGGCCAATCTAGTCTGTAACTCTGCATCGGCCATTGTTGCCAAGCGTGGGATTTTAAATAGATTAGCGCAACGCTTTGAATTAGGCAATAAAAAAGGCGACCGAAGCCGCCTGATTTTATTTTTTGCCTTTTGGCTTTTCAGCTTCTGGCTTTAGTTCTTCGGCTGGTTTGTAAAACTCATCGACAACCTTGAAGCCTTTTTTATTCCATTCGCGCTTTTCTTCAACGCTAACTGGCATCGGCAAATAAACGATTTCCATAACTCACCCCTGAAAGTAAAGCGGAGCGAACTCCGCTATTCGTTATGCTTTAGCTTCATCGCCGATGGTCACTACGCCTGCTGTCATTTTAATGTCAGTGGCTACCTTATCCCAATTCGAAGCCGTTCCAATTTCAGCATCAGTCGGAGATTTACCACCATTGGCCTCATCCCAAGTGTAGCCCTTAAGGCCTAAACCAAAACTGTAGTCTACTTGGAGCGTGGTTTCAATGCGGTCTTTACCGTTGTTGGTTTGGATGTTGCTGATAACGTCGCCTGCGTCGTGAACAGTTGCGGCAGAGTCAACCAGTGACAGTGCGTAAACTTTGTTTGGAGTACCGGCAACGCGCAATGCCGGAGCGTCGGTAACAATCATTGCTTTGCCAAGGATGTCAACAACGCGAACGTTTTGAGCTTGGAACAGTTGCGGAGTGTTGGTTAAGTTGTCGCCAATCAGCTTGTGATAGACAGCGCCAGAAACAACAGTTGCAACTAAGTCGCCTGAGCGATCGCCAAACTTAGCGTGTGCGCCGTTCATGCTTGTATAGTTGATACCAGCAGTTGCAGACACGTCGTTAGTTGCAGAAGCTTGGCCTGCGATTGCAGCGCGTAATGCTAAGATAGCACTGTTTAACTGGTCAGCAAGCAATGCTTCTGCGAAGTTACGGCTTGCCACTTCGATACCGCGTGCAGTTGGCATGGTTAACCAAGTCATCTGTGATGGTTCAAAGCGGATTGGGCCAAAACCGCCAGCGACTTTAACGGTACTGTGCTTCAGTTGTGACAAGTCTGTAACTGATGGAGTGCCGTTGGCTGCGTAGCGATCAACGCGACGTTGTGCAGCGTGAATGCCAGCAAAAAACGACTCTTGCAGGAAGTCACCAGTGAAACCAGTTGTAGTTAAGCGAATTGCGCCATTAGAAGCCGCGTTGAATTTGTCGATCATCTGGCCAAGCGTTTCAATTGTCGCTGGCATGATGTATTCGTTAAACACCTGCATTTGTGATAATGCCATGATGGTACTCTCCGTTAGTTGATTGGTAATTTAAACTTTTTAGCTAAAGCTGCTTCTCGTTCAGAACGTGAGCCGCCTAAATTGCCAACAGAAGAAGCACCGCCTGCACCTGTTGAGCCTTGAGCATTGCCACCGCCTTTGGTAACAACACCTGCTTTAAGCAGTGGCGCAAAGCTATCATCTTTCAACAACTCCGCTTTGAACCCTGCCAAATCTAACGATGAGGCACCGCCATCATCATTTAAAAACGTTACTTTGCCCGTTTCTGGGTCAATGTCGA